CTTCAAACTTTTCGGTCTTTTTTCTTTCTACTTTTTGTGGTATAACAATATTCTTTTTTCTTAATTCATTATAGATGAGTATATCCCAATATTTTACAGAACCTAATACATCCATATAATTTACTTTAGCATCATATGCCATAGTGAGACATAACTCAATCAGTTTCATTTTATCTTCTAATCTATCTACTATTTCAACATCTTGTATATTATAGTCAATGAACGACTGAAAGTCCTTTAGATACCATTCTCGGAATGTTTCGTATGGATTATCATCTTTGTTCTCACCTAACTCAATATGGGCAATATGGTCTAATCTGTAACTCTCACGATTCGTATATGTAAACTTTCTATACAAATCATAAAAATCTAAATGTGATACTCCTTGAATATCATAGACCTGGTGTTTTCTACCCATTTGATAAACTTCTCTATCTGACACATTACCCCAAGGTGATAATTTGTTTATTTCATTTTCATCATATAAATTTTTAATACGATTACAGAGATATGGTATATCAAAAAATTCTGTGTTCCAACCTGTAATTACATCTGGTTGATGTTTTTGCCAGAATGTTAAAAACTCTTGTATTAACATTTTTTCACTATCACATTTTACATAAGTAACATCTTCTCTTGTATTTTTATATTCACCTGTGCCCCAAACTAATATTTGTTTATTTTGATGATTCTTAATTGTGATTGACAGTAAAGGTTCGATTGCATTTTCTGGTTGTGGAAAACCATTCTCACATGCAACTTCTATATCAATCGTTACAACAAGAATTTTATCAATATCCCATTTAACATAATTAGGATAACTATCTGCAATGTAATTATATTGAAATGTAGTATTACCAAAAACAAGATGTGGTTGGTCTTCATAAGACTTCAACCATTCTTTTGCTTCCTTAATAGTTTCGTGTTTTATTGGGGTTACATTTTGGCCGTCAAGAGTTTTATAATTAGTCTCCTTAATTACTTTACAAAATAAAGTGGGGGAATACTTAACCTTTCGATTAACTCTTTCACCATTCACATATTCTCTGACAAGCAGAGTATTACCCCAAGGGGTTACATTCGTATAAAATTGCATAATATAGTGTTGTTAGTATAATATATTTTAGGTATCTTTGTCAAGTTTTTCTTGTAAAAATTTCTTATCTTTACTAGAATAATGTTTGTTTAGTGTTTCCAATTTATCCTCTGCATCTGCTAGTTTAACCATTTCACTATCTACTGCAGCAACTAGGTCTGGGTGTTCACCTATACCTGCAGGATTTTTTTGATAGACATCAATGTTAGCTTTTGCAGCTTCTATTTCGGCCTCATACTTTTTTCTTAGTGCATCAATTATCATTTTGGCTCCCTGTTGTCTTCATCATTATCATCTCCTCTTTCTATGTAACTAGAAAGAACAAATTTTCTATCTGGGTTTACTGCAACTTTAAATCTAGTTAGTAATTCCCTATTAATTAAAAATGTACTTTTAGAATCTCTCGTTGTTAATCCTATTGGAACATCTTTATATAATTTATTATTAAATTTTATATCTACTAATACGATTGGTCTTTTATCTATTTGGTCTACATGAACAGGTCTAGAAACACCAACTATTCTATTAGTAAATTTTTTACCATCTCTTTCCCATGTAACCATTTTACCTTTGATATCTAATTTATCCACATGAAACATAGAAGCTCTAGTTCCATTTCCTGTGTCAAACTTAGCACGATATGGCCCAAGACCTACTATCTCTATTCTCTCTACAAAACCAGCTGTTTGTGTTGCTCCAACAAAACGACTTTTAACTTTGCCAACATGAGTTACTATTTTTTCAATTAATCTTTCATTGGTAGTTTGTTTACCATCACCATTTCCAAAATTAGAACCTATACCAGGTGAACCATTACATTCTAAGATATATGATTTACCATTTACGATTGTATGGTCTACTCCAACCATATATGCACCTGTGGAACGATATGCATTTAATAATAATTTTTTTTCATCATCTGATAAAATATAAGGTTCTGTTTCTGCACCTCTATGTCTGTTAGAACGAAAATCCTCTTTTGGTCTTATTCTTTTTGTAGACGCAATAATTACACCATCTACTATAATTGTTCTTACATCAAAATCCATTTCTAAAAATTCCTGTATTAAAAGTTCAGCACCAAACTTCCATAGTGACTGAACATTTGATAATAAACTTTTGTAATCATTTGCTATTGATACACCAATACCTTGTGTACCCGTTATTGTTTTTATAATTACAGGAAACTTACCACCTATTCTTTTGTGAGCATCTTCAACAGATTCATCATTATTGATTAGTGATGTTTTAGGTGTTTGTATTCCATTCTGATTGAAGGTAATATAAGATGACATTTTATTATCGCATGTAAGCATACCATCACGATTATTAATCATAAATGCACCTGCTTTTTCAAAAGTAGAAAGTAAAGCAAGTCCTACTTCGTTGTCTAAAACTCCAGCTCTAACGAACACAACAGTTTTAGATATTTCAAATTCTATTCTATCACCTTGTACATTTGATATAGTTAAGGTACCCTTTTCTAAATCGTTATCTGATACCCATGCTTCTTTAGTGTTAATTAAATGACAAGGAATATTATTTTTGTCTGCATATTTTTTAAGTTGATTGGCAACGACTTCTTCTTTATTAGAAGATACTTTAGTGATTACTGCTATTTGAATATCACCATCACTCACATTTTCCTCTGTGATGAATGATTGAAAGTTTTTCATAATGTATTACTCTGTGTTAGGTTGCCACTTACCCATTGCTTCTTGTTTTCCTTTATAGTCTGCAAGTGCTGCTTTGATAGCATCTTCTGCCAAGACTGAACAATGAATTTTTACAGGTGGTAATGCAAGTTCCTCTGCGATATCTGTATTTTTAATTTGTTGAACATCATCTAAATTTTTTCCTTTTACCCACTCTGTTAAAAGACTTGATGATGCTATTGCTGAACCACATCCATAAGTTTTGAATTTTGCGTCTTCAATGATACCGTCATCATTCACTTTAATTTGAAGTTTCATCACATCACCACAAGCAGGTGCTCCGACCATACCTGTACCAACTGTTGAATCTTTTATATCAAGTGAACCTACATTTCTAGGATTCTCATAATGGTCTAAAACCTTATCTGAATATGCCATTATTCTACCTCTTTCTTTTTACCTATATTGTATTTTGTCTCTAGTATCCAATCGTTTTTTTCTTTAAAAGAAATAATTTTAATTTGACTTAGTGGTGCAATAGGTTCTGGTTTACCTTTCATTGCTACTAATCCCCAATCACTTAATAATTTAACTATCGTATTTCTTCTAGCTATATCGTTCTCTGACAAATTTGTATCCTTACCATCAAGTGCAAACAATTCTTTAAAGTGAACAATATAATATTTACCTTGTTTATGAAGTATATGACAAGATTGATATAACTTTTTTTCTTTTCTAGATGCAACACCAATACGAGATAGTGTCTCTCTAATTTTTAGAAAATCATCTGGTTCTTTTAGTAGAACCTCAAACATCTGCTCTTGTGTCCAACTTATATTATTTTCCATTTGTACCGCCTTTACTCAAACTATCTTTGATAGTTTTTATTTGTTCATCATTTAGTATATTAAGAGCTGATTTTGCCTTTTCATTACTATATCCATAATACTCTTTTACATACTCTAAATTTTTAATCTTCTTAGCTTTCAACCAAGGTGTATATCTTTTTCGTTTTCTTAGACTATTTATTAAAAAATCAAATTGTGGTTTCTTATCCATGTGGTGATTCATGTTTATTTCATTGACTAAGAAGATAGTATCTTGAAATGGAGCCACACATTTATTCACAATAAACGCAGGATATTTCTTTTCCCACATCTCATCTTCACCATCCATAAGTTTTTCTTTGGAATAGTTTATTGCATTTAAATATTCTTTTAGTTCATAACTCATTTTTCTAACCTTCGCCATGGTATGGTATCTGCATGATGTGTTTCATTGTATAAATTTATACTATCACCAGCAATTTGTATTCCACTATCTTTTTTAAATCCTTTGTATGTCATATTAAATGCTATACTTCTTCTCTCACCAGAACCTTGAAATGGATATACTTGATGATATAAAGTATTTGGAAATAATAAACACATACCTGCTTTTGGTCTTGCAACAAAAGAACCTGTTGTAAAAATATCATTGTTTGAATTAAAAGTAAACTCAATCTGACCATCTTTTTCTTTTGGTTTATTTGGTATGTTTCTAGATTTCATAGCAGGTATTTTCAAATATAATACAGCACTTATTTGACAATGTGAATGATTGTGTTGTGGATTATATTCATTCTCATATTGAGATACAGACCAGATAGATTGCATTTCAGTTTTAATATTCATAGCATTTAATAAATCTGTTTGACCAGCATTAATATAAGCTTGTTCTACATAACTTTTAGACAATGCATGAAAGATATCCATGACTTTTTTTTCTTCTAGCATAGAATGTGGTATTTCACTTTCAGTTTCAATCACACCAGCAAGTCTTCCACCCATATCTCTATTAGGATAAATTACATCTACTATTTCATTTAAAACTTTAATTACACCCTCTGGTAATTGCACTAACATAATTAAAGGCCCAAAAGGTTTTACTAATTGTACATCTTTTATTTCCACTTTACATCCACCATAATTTCTGTTAGACAAGCCAGTAAATTTATTTCTTGGTCGGCCACAAAAGCTGACTGATACTGGTACTTAGATAAGATAAGAACTGCATGAGGTATTGTACCAGCAGTAGCATGGTTATACAAATTGTCATAAATCCTGCGATAAATACGGACAGGGTCATTGTCAAGATTATGTACAATCCACTTTCGTACATTAGTGAATTCCTGAGCTTTGAGTGCGGTAATAAGTTCATTGATATTTACCTCTGATATGTTTACAAGGATACCAGCATCTATTTGGCCTGATGTAGAATATCTTTGTAGTTCGTTTAATGTTCTTCGCCAATCTGGGAAATATTTAGTTAATACTTCCATGATAACCCTAGGTTCATATTTTATATTTTCTTCTTCTAAAATATTTTTTACACGAACAAAAAAGTCTTTTGCAAGTTTTGGTTTATCATCTTTTGCAATAACAAAATCAACAACACTACATCTTGAATGTAATGGTTCTATTAATCTGTTTTTATAATTACAAGTAAGAATGAATCCACAGTTTTTGTGAAATTCTTCCATGAACCCACGAAGTGCAGGTTGAGTAGATTGAGGATTTAGATAATCTGCCTCATCAAGTATAACATACTTACGACCACCTTCAAGTGATACGGTAGAGGCAAAGTTTTTAATTTTATTTCTGAGTACATCAATACCAGATTCTTCTGAACCATTTATGACTAATGATGTTGCTCCAATCTCATCTAACATCGCCTTGGCAACAGTGGTCTTACCGACACCAGGCCCACCAGATAAAATTAAGTTTGGTATGTGTTTATCTTCTACAAATTCCTTAAAAGTATTTTTTAAGTTTTCTGGTAGTACACACTCATTGATTTTTGTTGGGCGATACTTCTCAACCCATAAAAAAGTTTCCATAATATATAATCCAATTTTTTATTCATAACTTGATTCAGGTTCAAGTGCCACCCAATATTCAACATCTTTATTTGTAGATTTCAAATGACTAATATTTTTAGATGATATATCTACATCATAGTTACCATCCATAAGTTTTAGATTCTCTACTTTAAAAAAGAAATTAAAGTCACTAGCATCTGCAACAGTATCGACATCTAAAGAGAATGTATTTGCAGTATCATTCTTTTTATCCTTGACTGTTAAATATACATCTGTATTTTTCTTTTCTAATACTAGGTCTGGTGCCTGTATGACACCTGCAGCTCTTTTTAGTTTATTTAAGTCTTCACCATTTAATTTAAATGAAACTTCTTTACTTGGCATAGTAATAGTTTTACTTGGTGAAGTAACAACCGATGGGTCTGAATAAAAATACTTCAAAGAATTTTTTGGATTATTTTCCTCTTTAATAGTTACAAACCCATCTTCAAATTCTAGAATAGGATTTGTAAATAAAGATATAGAAGCAAGAAACTCATTCAAGTCATAGATTGCAACTTCTTTATCGAATGATTCTTCTACATCTGCCTTTGCAACTATATTTTTCATAGCAGACATTGTTGTCAATGTACTGCCTTCCTTGATAACAAGGTTTTGATTTATAGTCGCAAAGTTTTTTAACACTTCAACTGTGTGTTCACTTAGTTTCATAATATAATCTCCTGTGTTAATGTTCTTTACTTAGTGTTGGTGATTTAAATTGTGCAACAGTTTCCTTACTGTCTCTGATGTTAAAGTTAGCAGACATTGTTCTTCGTTCACCATCACCAAAAAACGGCATGACACAATGTTGCAACCAATTAGGAAATATTATCATAAAGCCTTTTTTAGGTTTTATATATTCTTGAGCGTCTAACTTTAATCTATAAACATCATGAATGGTATTCGTTGATGTTATCAAACCAGTGTGACCATCAATGTCACCAGTTGCTTCATGCAACTTTATTACTGGTGGTTTTTCTTCAATACACTTTGGCACTTTTAAATACATTATCATAGATAGTCCTGCTGGTGTTTGACAACCATGTGCATGTAAGGGATTGTAATCACCCTCATAACTATGTACAGTCCATGCTTCAAATGCCTCTGCGATACTATCACGAGCATAACCAGTTTTATCTCTGAGTAAACTTGTTGCAACTCTATCTACAACAGTTTTAAAATCTTTACCCACTTCATCATTTAGAGGAAATGTGTATTGTTCAGATTTTTCGTTTCTATTAATCTGTCCTACTAACTGACTTGAATGTGAAACTTTTGATGGTATGATAACTTCATCAATGTGTTTATTAATATCATCTGTAAATGCATCAGGAAACTGTACTGCCATCAACTTATAAGCAGGAATAGTTTTTATCTGTGCATGAGTATCAAATGGTTCTTGTTTTTTAGGTTGTTCCTTTGTTGTTCCTAAAGAATCTGAAAGGTCTTTTAAACTCATGTTCTATCTTTCCTGTAGTGGTCACCTGTTATTTTTTGTTTAAGATTTATGTTTATGTTTGCAGAAAATGTTCTTCTTTCATCATCTTTAACTGTACTAAAGAATGGCATAACACCATGTCTTAACCAACTAGGGAACATGATTAAAGAGCCAACTTCTGGTTTTATATATTCTTCTGTGATTGGTCGTAACATGTTTATATCACGCATTCCATTTGAACCCCAAGTTAAATATGTAAACCCATCTACATTACCAGATGATTCATTTAGTCCGCCAAACTCTTCAGCAGGATTACCTAATCTTTCAATACATCTAGGAACTTTTAAATAATAAATTAGAGATACACCCATTGGTGTTCTTGTGCCATGGTCATGTACGGGATTGTAGTCACCATTATAACTGTGAACTGTCCACATACTTTCCATAGAGGTTTCACATTCAATTCCGATTGACCTATCAACGAATTCTTTTGCTAATCTTTGTAATACTCCACTAAACATTTCACCAACTTCATCACCTTCATGTGGGAAAGTTAATTGTGCAGACCTTTCATTCTGTCTAATCTGTCCAACTAAACCTTTAGAGTGGTCTACATTATTTGGTATAATTACATCATCAATATGACTGTTAATTTCTGTTGTAACTTCAGCAGGTAATTGACATCTCATTATATTGACTGCAACTTTTGGTCGCATTGCAATTTGTATTCCACCAGGGTTTTTTGGTAATTCTTCACCTGTATCTGTTTGTTGATTTTCTGAAACTTTGTTTTGAGCATTTATCATATCTGCTCTCTTGACTTGTTGAACATCATTCGCACCTTCCATAACTTTATTATAATCATCTATGGTAAAAGGCCCCTTGGTTTCTCTTTCTCTTACTATTGTAGATTTACCAGTTTCAGTATTGAGTACATCAATACCGCCTTTACCCATATCATCATCGCCTAATATTTTCATAATTGTATCCCATTATAAAGAAAGGAACAGGTATTGTCAACCTGTTCCTAACACTTTTTTTGCTAATTATTTTACTTTAATTGTTCTTGGTTTTTTGTGTTCTGGCACAATCTGTTCCAAGTCAATTCTAAGTAAACCATTTTCTAACTTAGCGTCTTTGACTTCAATATCATCTGCAAGTGTGAACTTTCTAGTGAAAGCTCTTTTTGCAATACCTTTATGAACTAAATCATCTTTAGGTTTTTCTACTGCTGGCAATTCCGAAGATTTAATCTCTAGAACGCCATCAGTTAAGACAACTTTTATCTCATCTTTACTGAATCCTGCCAATGCAATTTCAATAACATGTTTATAGTCATCTGTCTTTCTGATATTGTATGGTGGGAATCCACCAGTGTAGCTTGAATCATAATCTACTAGTCTATCAAAGACCCTATCAAATCCAACCGAAAAAGGTGTGAATTGATTTATATCAAAATGTGTTAGTTTTACCATTGTAATAACCTCCTATTTAAGCAAAGTTTAATTTAGTGAACCCATTAGGCATTCACAGTATTATTTATACAACCTAAACCTATAGATTGTAAAAAAACTGAGGGAACTCCCT